CAGAAGCAGAGGAGGCATTCTATGCAAACCTGAACACACTCGATATGGTCGCCTGAAAAATGAACAAATCACCCTCCGGTAAACCCGGGGCGGTTCACCGATGACCACGCCGGAGGCATCGGCATCGGCATCGGTGGCGTCAGCCGGCCCCCAGAGCAGTCCGGCCGCATTTTGGCTGCCGTTTGTGGCACCGGGCGTCAGCACTGTGTATTTGCCGCCTGTGGTGATCCGGCCCAGCACTGTGCCGGGCGCGAGCTTGCCTGCGCCAGAGGCAAGCGTGACAGTTTCGCGGGTGTAATCGCGCAGGACTTCCCAGATCAGGAAGCCGCCCGGGTGCGGGCCTTCAGTGAGCGTGGCCATGAGAGTTTATCCTTTGAGTTTGAATGTGCGGGCGATGACATCGCCCCAGGGGCGCGTTGTGGAACTGCGCCCCGGTTGCGGGTGATGGGGCATGATCTGCGGCTCGGCCTCTGCTTTTGCGGCCAGGAGGCTGGTGCGCACAGCGTCGAGACTGGTGTCCTCTTCCAAAAACCGCCCCGCCATCTGCGGCTGACCTGCAAGGCGGCAAAGGTCGATCACAGCACGCGCGTGGGCAATGGTTTCTGCACGAATGGCCGTCGCATCCGGTGCAGTTTTGGCGGCTGCAACAGTGCTCGCAGGATCACCAGTCGAGGGGATGTTGTGGTCTGCAACATCCGTCCCATCGGTCTGCGGAGGTTGCACAGGATCGTTGGGCGTGGTCACCGGAGCAACGTTCCCGGCGGGAACCTTGGTCGCGGGATCAGGTGCGGTCGGAGGATCGTCACCCGTCGCACTATCGTCCTCGACCGCGCTGCTGTCAGGCCCTAAAGGCCCGTTTTCCGGTTCCGAGACCGCCTCGACCAGTTCGGGCGGGGCCTTGCGAAACCGGCCAATGTCGAAACTGGCGGCAATACGTACAGGCTCTGCCATGCGCGTGGCCAGTCCCAGATCGAGCGCGTCTTTCGCATCGAACCAAGTCTCAGCGGCCATGAGGGCCGCAATCTCCGCCTCTGGCTTGCCGGATTTGGCCGCATAGCCGCGCGTCATGCTGGCCGCCATCTTGTCGAGCGCGCCTGCCATATCGCGCATGTCGGCGGCGGTGCCCATGACAATGCCCGAGGGGTCATGGATCATCAGAAACGCGTTTTCTGGCATGACGATCTCATCGCCTGCCATGGCGATGTAACTGGCAGCCGAGGCGGCGATGCCATCAATCCAGACCGTAACCGTGCCTGCGTGCCGCTGCAGCGCATTGTAGATCGCCACGGCATCAAAGACCGAGCCACCGGGGCTGTTCAGGCGCAGGTCGATGGGCGCGTCACCCGGCAGCGCGCCGAGTTCCGCCAGAAACCCCTTGGCGCTGACGCCGTAAGCGCCGATTTCGTCATAGATCAGCACTTCCGCGCCCTTTGCCCGGGCGCGGATCGTGTACCAGCTGTTCATGGTGTTACTCCTGTGTGGGGGCGCGATCGTCGCCATTGCCGTCATCTGCAGCCTTGCCGGGATCAGGACGCCGCGCCGGTGTGGCCCGCGCGCCTTGCGTCTCTCCGGGGCTGGTTCTGTAGACGAGCCCCAGCTGCTTGGTGCGCGCGGCATCGGCTGCGTTTTCGCGGTCGACTTCCTCGACATCGTAGCCGGTGGCCTCGACCACCTTGCGCCGCGAGGTGATGCCCGCTTCCATCGCCAGCACCTGCGCCTGAATGTCTTTCAGCGGATCGACCCAGTCCCAGCGCGGCGGAATCCATTGCACCATGCGCGCGGCGACAGGGTCGGACAGATCAAGCCGCCCGGACAGTTGCGCCATCTCCAGCCAGCGCGCCCAGATCGGACGGCACAGCTGGTGCGCGAGCACCCCGTGCTGCAATTGCTGCACGCGGCGGCGAAACTCGACCAGTTCGGCGCGCAGGCTCGAATAGTTGGCCTGGCGCACATCGCCGGTCACCAGATGATACGGCAGCCCCAAGGAGGCCGAGACCGCAAGCAGTGTGCGATACTGGAACGCCTCGTAACCGCCGCCGACATCGGCAGGGCTTGAGAATTTCACATCCTCGCCAGGCAGCAGCACCTGCATCGTGCCGGGCTCGAGGCTGGCAATCGCCGCGCCATCAAGATCAGCGGCCCCTTCGCCCATCATCGGCTCTTCCGGCGCAGTCTTGGTGATGAAGCCCGCGAACATCGCCGCAGTCTTTTTGCGATCCAGTTCCGCATCATCATACTGATCGAGCAGGAACAGCCGCACCATGGCCGGTGCCACATGCGGCAGGCCGCGGATCTGCCCCGCATCGATGGGGCGGTAGATGTGCAAAACATCCTCAGCCGGCACGCGGACCGTTTCCGGCACCGCGACCCGCTGGTCGGTGCTGTCGCCCGGATGCCGGCGGCGGAAGTGATAGGCGACGCGTCGGCCGATCAGGTCGAACTCGATCCCGCAGCGGATGCGGTTGCCGTTGGCGGCTGTCTCGGTCTTCTCGAAGGGAAGCATCTCTGATTGCAGCAACTGCATCTGCAGCGGCACCAGCAGACCATCCTCGACCCGGCGCGGTCGTAAGCGCACAAAGCATTCGCCCGCGACAAACATCTCGCGCGCGACCATGGCCTGCAGACCGTAGAAATCGGTTAGCCCGTCCGCGTCCGCCTCGTCCGTCCAGGCCAGCCAGAGTTTTTGCACTTGGTCGCGCAGGCCCGCGTCGGCGATCAGCGAGGAGGGCTTGATCCCGTCGCCCACAAGGTTCGACGCGAACGCCTCGCAGGCATTGGCCGCATAGCCATTGGTGACCACCAGTTCGCGCGCCCGAGCAAGAAGACGCGGACCGCCCGAGGCCACCAGCGAGTTGATGTTTTCCAGAGGCGGGTTCCAGCCGCGCAGCCGGCGTTTGGACATCGCCCCTTCCAGACGAGCGCGCACTGCAGCAGGGCCGCTCGCGCGCGCGGGTCGGCGAAACTGGTCAAACAGCCCCATGGATCACAGCCCCTTGGATGTGGTGATGCGCACATGGCGCACGAGGCGTCGTCCCTCGAGGGCTGCGATCTCGCGGTCCAGCGCTTCGATAGCACGGTCGATTTCTGCTACGCTGCGGTAATCCACGGTCTTGCCGTCATAGCTGACCCGCGCCACGCCAGAGGACCGCTGCGCAGAGAGTGTCTCGCGGCGGGTACGCAGGTCGGTGATTGTCGCCATGTGCTGTTTTCCGTTAATATGCGACCATTGCAGCAGGAAGATTGCCAAAGCCCATGATCGAACCCATCGCGCGTATCAGAATCGAAATTGAGGACACCAATCCACTGGTCTGGCGCGAACTGGATGTGCCACTCTCGACCACTTTGGCTATGATGCATGACATCATCCAGGTCGTAATGGGCTGGTGGGATTATCACCTTTACGAATTCGAGATCGGGGACAGGCTTTACGGCGTGCCGTCTTCTGACGACGTTCTCTATGAGCGCAAGGTCTATAAGGCGAGCGGGCTCCGTCTTGCGACCCTACTGGAGCGTGGCATTCGGGAATTCCTCTATGTTTACGACTTCGGCGACAACTGGCGGCACCGGATCAACATCGGTGAGGTCCGCCAAGGTGATGCTGATGTTGAATATCCACGTTTCATCGCCGGTGCGCGCCGCGCGCCACCCGAAGATGTCGGCAGCATCAGCGGGTTCGAGGAATTTCTTGAAGCGGTCACTGATCCAGAGCACGAGCAGCACGAGCGGATGTTGGAATGGTACGACGGGCCATTCGATCCCGATGATATTGATGAGCAGCGCCTGCATATGATCATCGAGAACTTTGCCGCGCGGCGACGCGGACCGTTGTTGAGCCACCGCGGCACTGGTCGCAAAAAGCCGTCGTGACCGGATTCGTCTACGTCCTTGGCAGCCAGACCGCGCAAGGCTATCGCACCTATGTCGGATGGACACTCGATCTTGAGCGACGCCTGACGGAGCATAATTCTGGCACCGGCGCGAAATCGACGCGCGGCAACGCATGGTGCCTTATCTATGCCGAACGCCTGCCAACCCGCATCGAAGCCATGCGCCGCGAATGGCATCTCAAACGGGATCGCCGCCTGCGCCGCCAACTGGCATTGTCGGCGCAGGGCTTTGATCACCCCATGTAGCTCGACCGAACTTTCCGCCTTCGCGCTGACGGCCGGGAGGCTGGCATTGCTGCTGCATCCTGTGCGGATGTCCCTGTTTCCACCGCCAGCTGCCGCTCCAACTCGCTCCACCGAGCTTCCGACCAGCGATCAGCACCAGCGATCCAGGCGGCTGCCCGCGCGTATACCCGACAATCCAGCGCCTCGTTGCGTTCGCGCATCTTCTGCCATTCGAGCTTTGCAAACCCGCGCTTGTTCTTGACCGTGACCAATTGCTCTGCCGTCAGCTGCTTGAGCCATTCGCTGTCTGCCCAATTGGGCAGATGTACCGTGCCCGCGGG